TTTTTTTTATTTTTTATCCTTCAGGGAACGCTGCACCTGTTGGTAGTACATTGAAATCAAGTACTATGAACTCTGCAGTTTTCGCTGGTTGTATAAAAATCTCTCCTTTTAAGATGTTTCTATCAATCACGTCAGGTGTATTGTTTGATTCATCCATAATTACACGGAATGCGAAAAGACCTTGTCTTTGTTGTACTGATTCTAAGTATGGGTTAACGATACTTAAGAATCTGTTTCTTGTCGCTGCCGTATTGTTTTCGAAAATTAGATATCTTGAAGATGATGCGATGAACTTCTTCAATGCTATTAACAATCTTCTTACATTGATTCTGTCAAGTGCACTTGGTTTTGCTTGGAGTGTTTTTTGTCCAAATACCGTTGCTCCTTGGCCAGGAAATGTTGCGATTGGGTTAATTCTATTTTCGTATAACGTATCTCTTTCAGTGTGAGTTAATCTTGTTTTAACTTCGATTACATTTGGTAATCCACCTCTGTTAAGACCTGCTGGTGCGAACCATGGTTCTGCAACTGCGTCATTAAATGCTATAACGCCAGGGATAACAACACTTGGTGGTACCCAAATTGGTTTGTTCTTATCAGTGTCAAGGATTTTAACCCATGGGTGATAAGTACCAACGTAGTTTGAGTCAAATGAAGTTAGTGAGTTAACTACTGTTGCGATTGAATCTTGATATGCTCCCGCGTCCATTAAATAGAATGCGTCTTGTCTATCTTCTACCATATCCTTTGCGAATGTAGTTACTGAAGAGTGTAATCTGTTGATAACACCTGGCAACACTAACATATTCATATCATACTCATCAGGATTTGATAAAGCGTTTATTGCTTTTCTATATGCTACAGTTCCACCTGCAGTTGCACTTGACATATCAAGTCCCTGAGAGTTTCCTGCTACAATTGAAGAACCAACAAATACTTTTCTGTTTGGTTGGAATCCGTCAAATCCACCTTGGAATGGTACTAAGAATTTTTTGTTATCTATCAATCCATCATTTAATGCGATTGCTGCACCATTTGATTCACAGTTACTCAATAAGAACTTATCACCAACTGTAGTCGTGACTGAGTCAGGAGTTGGACTTAAGTAGTTTAAGTTATCTGTAGTTGAGAAGTCATATGAATATCCTAAGAATGCTCTCTTATTGTATTCATTACTTATCGATTGTGATACATTATATGATGGTGCTGGTAGAGTTACTCCACTTGGTAGTGGTGATGTTAGTTTTGCAAATCCAAATGGTACAAGAGTTGAATTGTTTGCACCTGAATCTACATCACTGTCAACCTCTACTCTAATATGTTTAGATGCGTTTGGATAGTCACCGTTTAAGATTACTTTTCCATTTGCGTCTATTTGAATATCTTTATCACCGATAACTCTCTTGATATAGTTTGGTGAGTTAGGGTCTAAGTTTACACCTGAGAACTCTTCTATGATACTTGGTCTTGTATCACTGTCTTGTACAGTTTGACCAAATACAGAGTTAGGAATCTTAGAAGTATCTACTCTTCTTACTAATACCGTAAAAGTACCGTATTCAGAACCAGGCACCTCTGATGCTGGTTTGATATCTCTAATACCTATTTTAAATTCATAGTTTGTTGGGTTACCGTGTGATAACGTATGGAATCTAAATAGGTTTTTAGTAACACCTGATACATCTTGTGATATAATATAAGGTGTTGTTGCGTGAGAATATGCTTTTGTATAATCTACACTTGAAGTATTTACTGATACAGTCACAGTTTCACCCGTTGCGAATGATTGTGATGCGAATGTACTAAATTCTTGGTAGACGTATGCGTATTGACCATCGTTTTTAGGAGAGTAACCGAAGGTATTTACTATATAATTGTTAGCTGTTGGATTCATCGAACCTGTTGGTACTGCTAACTGTGCTGATGCTGATAACACAGGTATTGCCCCACTTGCACTTAAATGTAGTGCGAAGATAGATGCTGATGCTGCTGTTCCACCTGCTGCTGCTGACTCGTTAAGATTAACTACTACTGAGTTGTCGAGTGAGTTAATTGAGTTTGCATTATCTGCGTGTAGTACTTTAGTAGTTGGGTGTAATACCGCTGCTACTTTTTGACCTGCTGAAGATGATACAATTAAGTTTAGTGTTTCTACTGTATATCCACTTGAACCTAAAACTCTTACGATTGTTGCAGTTCCTGCCTCTTCTAAATAAGATTGTGCTGTATATGGTAAGTATGATTCTTCAGTTAAACCACCAAATACTTGTTGAAATTCTTGAAATGATTCCACCTTCGTTGGTACGAATGCAGGACCTTTAATACTTTGTCCTACTAACGCTGCACCTATTTCACCTATACCTTGAGGTAAAAACGAGAGGTCTTTCTCTCTTGTGAATACGCCTGGACTAACAATTCTTTCTGCCATTATTTTCTCCTAAATTAAAATCTTTGGTTTACCTTTATATAAATACCCCAAAAATTTCCAAAACGAATACTTATTTGTTAGGTGTGAACTGATTTGTTGTAATATCGTAAGTCCCCTCACCATATTTTTCTCTTAGTTCACCTGCTAACGTTTGTTCTTCTACCCTTAATTCAGAATAAGATTTCATAAGATTTATCTTCTCATCTTTTAAATTTGAGAACTGCGTTTCGAGGGTATTAACGTCAATTTCTATCTCACCCAATCTTGCAGTTATTTGTAAAACCTTAGTCTGAATATTTTCAATTTTATTTTTCTCTTCTTGAGAGAATTCTTTAACAACTTTTTCTGCCATAACAATTTACTTTAATTTTAACTTACATTATATAAATATGTAAAAATTATTCATTACCACCAATTTTGATAGAATTAGTGCCAGATAATGAACTATCTTCACCCCAAGACACTTTTCCAACTGAAATTCGTCTTGTTGTATTGTTTTTATTACCCACATATTCGGGTACAATATATGCTTTTGTTTGTAGTGTAATATTTGCTTTAGTAATTCTATCTTGACCCATTTCTGACATTGTTTCGAATGAGTAAGAATCACCTTTTATTACAAACTTATACCTATCACCAAAAGAACGACCTTGGAAGAATACAATTTGTTCTACCACTTTGTTGACCTGTTCCATATAATCACACCAAACTATCACTTCATACTCTAAGTTTACATAGTCGGGTCTTTCAACAGACATAAATTCTTTTTTAGGATTTTCACCTGTTAAAACTGAGAATTGGTCGTATTTGTTTACGTTTGTATATTTTCTTTCAAAAACTTGATATGCGTCTTCACCACCTTCTGCTACTTTTAACTTCATCATATCAGTGTTTATAGAAAGACTATTTCTTTTAAATACAATAACGGGTGTTAACATCATCCCGTTTTCATCTTTCATAAAACCATCTCGTTGTGCACTTGACCATTTCTCAGGTGAAGCGTACATTACAGGTACGGGGTAAAATCTTCCATCGTCTTCAACCGTTGGTTTTACATCTTTCTCTAAAAAGTTTTTAAATGCAGAATCAATGTCGTAAATACCGACAGAAAAATTCTTCATCTTATCTTTATCTCTACGAACTTGTTTTGCTTTATTTAACTTTTTATCAAGTGACGTAGACGATTGAGTCTGAATTATATTCGGTTTCGATTTGTCTTCGTTTCTATATTTTGTTGCCATCTTATAGTCCTATTGGTACTTCGTTATCATTTTGATTTGAATTACCAAATCTTGTTTCTGCTAATTTAATACTTGTTTGTCTTGAAACGTGAGTATCACATATAATAGATACATTTAAACCTTGAGTATCACCACCATCCCAATATTTAGGATTCTTTCCTGCAAAATACTGATATGAATATGCTGCGTCTATTAAATGATATTCATTATTCCATTGTATAATATCACCAACTTCGGGTACCAACTCTCTATCAACTAACTGCTGTCTTAGAAATCTAAATTGAACCTCACGACTATATGATTGACCAAAGTCATCAGATATTTGTGATGCTTGATTTCTTTCTACTAACGCGGGTACTTTTATTGGATTGTGAAATACTTTATTTTT